TCGTTGGACCTCACGGTTGTTCGGGTTCGGAATCGGTGACGCGGCAGACGCGGCCAATCGATTCGGCGTAGCTGGCGTCGGATTTGGAAAGCAGGACCGGCGTGCCGACGGGCACCTGCTGTCCGCCCTGCCAGCTTGGCCGAGTGGTGATGCACTCGACAAAGCCGGCCGGCGGGGTGCGGACAGGCGCTGGCGGCGCTTGCCCGTCGCCAGCAGTGTCCGCTGGGAGGGCTTCGCGGCTCATCAGGTGATCGAGCTTGATGCCGAGAAGGCGCCGGCGATGCGTACGCCGACGTCCGCGGTCAGGAAGGCGCGGATGCCGGTGATGCCTGCCGGGAAGTTGGCGTAGGGGTTAGCGGCCAGTTCGAGCGCGCCCCATTCGGCAAAGATGACCTGGCGGAAGTCTCCGAAAATCGCTGTCGCGGCGGGCATCTGGTTGGTGCTGGCAGCTTTGAAGCCGAGCACTTCTCCTTCCAGGATGTTGCCTTTCCACAACGGCGTGTCGGTGCTGGCAAAGCGCTGGCGCTGGGCGAGCAGGCTGGCGACGGTCGGTGTGGTGAGGTACGCGCAGCCGGGGTGCAGCGCATTGGCGCCGGCAACGTCGACCTGTGCATCGAGCAGCGCGGCCAGGCCAAGGGTCGTGCCGGTGAAAGCGCCGATTGAGCCGGTACCGAGGATGCCGACCGGAGCGCCGGAGCCGCCGACGTTGATGCCGGCCGCGTCGAGCGCGACGCCGAGCACCTGCGCCAGGTCTTCCATCACGAACATATCGGCGTCCGGCGTGCTTTGCTGCAGCAGCAAACGCGAGATTTCGCTGTAGGCGCCGAGCACTTTCGGCCGCAGCTGGAGCAGGCCGATGGTCTGCTGGCTCTCGGTGATCGCGGTGGCTTCCGTCGACAACCAGTAGCCGGTCGCGGCGCCGGTCTGTTTGGTGATGTCGGCGTTACCGACGAGGCCGGAGAGCGTGCGGGCGCCGAGCGATTTGAGCAGGGTTGCGTTGCGCAGCAAGTCAATAAAATCCTGCGGGCGCAGCGTGGTCGCGACCATGTTGCCGCCGGCGGAAGCCGTGCCGACGGTCAGGTCGCGCCGTTGCACTTCCATCGGCAAGAAAAAGCTGTTCTCGGCCTGGCGCTGCAGGCCGGCTTGCTGGGCCTTGGCGGCAAAGGCGTTGCTTGCCTCGCGTTCGAGGCCGGCACCGGACCAGTCGTTGGCGAGCATGGCGCGGATGGCGCGGACAATCGAGTAGCGCTTCACTTCCTGCGCGCTCAGGCCGATTTCCGGAGTCCAGGCCTGGCCACGCGCAGCGACGTGTGCCATCAGCTGCTTCGTGAAATCCTCGGCGCTGGTGCCGTTGCGGATGGCTTGCGCGGGCAGTTCGCCCAGTCCAAAGCTCTCGAATTGCTTGGCCATCGCTTCAATCGAGGCGATGCGGGCCAGGCCCTTGTCGTGGATCGCGCGTTCCATCGCGGCGATTTGTTCGGGGGTGGGGTTGTCCATGCGTTTGTGCTCCAAAGGGGTCAGGGTTGCCGGCGCTGCCGGCGCTGCGGGAGGTGTTGCGGGTTCGTCGTCCGCCATGCGGCCAATGCCGACGCTGGCATCTGCCGGGATGGTGACGAGCGAGTTTTCCAGCGGCTCCCAATCGATGACGCGATAGACCGTTGGCGTGTCCGCAGCCCGTTCCAGGGGACCGTCGACGCCATCGAGCGCACGCCGGAAAGCGGCCAGATCGCCGGGGGTATCGCGCTGACAACGCGAGAGCACCCGGCCAAAGTGCTGGCCGTCTAGTTTTCTTTCGATTGATTTGCCGTCTTTGGTCGTGCTCTGCTCGATGACGGCGTGGATCTCGTAGCCGACCGACGCCTTGGCCAGGTGCCCTCCGGCGATTAGTGCGATCGTGCGGCCCTCGTCGGCAGCCCAGGCAACGACGACGTTACCGCGCACGGCATGGCCGTCGGCAATGACTGAGCCGGGGACGTGATGCCCCAGCAGGGCATCAAGGCGGTGGTTGTAGAGCAGCGCGGCGCCGTCGTTGAGGCGATCCAGGCGGACGGATTCAGGGTTGCAGTCGAGGACCTCGATACCCCACCAGCGTTCGTATGGGGTGTCGGAAGCGAAAGCCATTGCCAGGGTCAGGTCGGCGCGGTCTTCCGGCGCGGCCAGATCAGGCGAGCGCTCAAAGCTGCATTGCCGGGAAAAGCGACTCATGAAAAATCCTCCATGAATCGCTTTTTACGCGGGGGCTGTCACCTGGTTAAGGCGGGGGGGGTGACACGCCTGATTACACAATAGGCATGGGCTTTGTCGCTGGCAGCAGCCCCAACTCGTACAGGTCAAACTCCAGGGTGGCAATTGCCGCCGGAGCGGCATCGGTGACCGGCTTGACCAAAATTCCAATGGTGATAATGGTCTGCGTGGCGCCCAACGTAAATTCTGGTGTTTCGATGCAAATGATGTCGTTGCTGGTCGGCAGGGACAATGCGCCACCGACCCCCGTGTCTGCGTTGTAATTTTCTCCGCTGGTTACAACAACTTGCGGGAAAAACTGCGAAATGCCGGAGTTCTGCAGAACCTTTGCCCGCATGTATCCCCGGAAATAGGCATCGCTGCCTGACCACGCGGCCGGGAAGGTGTAGGAGTATCGGAAAAACCCATAGTCGGCGTTCCTGTCTCGCGCAACCGCGGCGGGCCATGTGCACAAGAATTTCAATGACCCGTCGGCATTTCTGCTGCTGGTCATTGTGGCGACAGAACCGAATTTTGAACAAGTCCACGACGCGGGAATGATTGACCCTCCTGCCATGGCTGAATTTGTTCCGCCGGTGCCTTCGCAATTCGTCAAGCCGCGTGGCGTCTGGCTATAGTCCAGCAGCGCGCATGACCCTTCCGTCAGCAAAGCTCGCAGCGCTGGCACGCCGGCGAGTTTTGCCACAGAATATCTGTGGTCGATGTTGGGGTGAACGCCATCCGTCCATCCAGACAGCGGGCCTCGGGTAGTCGTGACTGCGGTATCAAGCCATTGCGTGGACACGTTGTAACCCACGGCGCCGGGAACTTCTTTTGGCAAGTCGCTGACCACCCAGCGTGCCATTTCGTCATAATCTGCGCAGCGTGCGGTCAATACCAGGTTGTAGGGGATGGACGAATAAACCACCGGGACGCAACCATTCTGCACACAAAACCGCGAAACAAACCTGGCCATCCCTTTCAGCTGTTCGAGTGTGCTGATTACCGTAGCCGTAGCGGTAAAATCGTTTTCGAACAACGAAAAAACACAGATCTGCGGGTTGTAATAGCGGAACCATGCGATGAAATCCTGCACCATCTGCCCGCAAAGCGCACCGCCATATCCATAGCCAGTCACCACTTCGACGGCACCACCGAGAAGTTGGACTGCACCTCTCGTCAAGTTGATGGACTGGTCAAGGTCAGGGCTTACCGGTGTCGTATATTTCGAAACGATTGCGGAGTTGCGGATCAGTTTCGGTGTCGGCGTGGCCGGGGTAATGACGTTTGCGGCGACCGTTACGGTCGTTTTCCAGATGCGCCCGTCGTACAAGACGATGCCTACCTTGTCCCCGTTGGTAAGACCCGCTCCAGATGCCACATTAAGCGTCGTTGCTCCTGCCTTGGTTTCCCCGCTGACTGTTGTCGTGCTGTTATGGGGTAGCGGTTGATCCATTTGCGAAATGGAGCATCCGAAACCAAGGAGAATTGGCCGAGCGCGTTGATAAATACCTGCGATCGGCCCTACTGCCGTTGCGAATCCCCGCGCAACCAGATCGGCCTCGACGTCGGCGGCATAGGTCTGGGTACCGGAAACCTCAACGCCACCGACGCGGATGGGCTTGGTTAGGGTAATCGTCATGCGGGTTGTTTCTCCTGTTTGGGGTTCAGTGGGGCGGCCGGCGGCGCGGTCAGGTCGATGCCGTATTGCCTGGCCAGCGCTTCCTCGGTCTGCAGATCGTCGAAAATCTCTTCGATGTCGCGGCCCTGCTCGCGGGCGATGCGCGAGCGCGAGGTGATGCGCAGGGCGATGCCTTCGCGCGCGGTCTCGACATCCTTGAGTGGATCGACCCAGGCCCAGCCGCGGAACTGCCAGGCGTGCGCCGCGAACTTGTCGGCCTTGATGATCGGCAGCGCGGCGCCGTTGTCGAGCAGGATGGCGCCGTTTAGCAGCGAGAAGCGCAGCCAGTCGACGAAGATCGGTTCGAGCCACGCGGCGGCGAACCACGTCTGGCGCTTCTTCCACTCGTCTCGCGCACTCAGCAGGGCCGCGCGAATGCTGGAGAAATTCACGGCCTCGTAATCGTTGCAAAGCTCCGGGTAGCTGGCGCCCGGCAGGCCGCTGGCCATGCGCTGATTCGCGATTTTCAGGAATGGCCCGAAAACCTCGTTGGGATATTTGCTGTCGACGGTGCGGATGTCGTAGCCGGTCGGGATGGTGTCCCAGGTGCCGGCAGCGCTGGTGACGATGCGGGCGCCCTCGTTGCCGTCCTCGTCTGTGGTCTCGTTGCCGATCGGCGGTGCGCTGCCGTCCGGCGACACGAAAAACCCGAGATGGTCGGCGCCGTGCTTGGCAGCCACCAGCGCCGACAGGGCGAACTCGCCGGAGTAGTACATGGAGAGGATCGCGGCGTGCCCCCACGGAATCCCGCGGCGCTGTTCGGCCCGTTGCGGGATGAAGCGGTGCAGCACGGCATCAGCCGGCACGCGCTCGGCGTTGCGGGCGCTGGCGGCGGTCATCTGGCCGGTGGTGAAGTGGTACGCCACCGGGCGGCCGTTGGGGTTGATTTCGACGCCGGCGACGATGGCGTTCTGTGTGCCGTCGGCGGTGCGATTGAGCCAGGTCGCGAGGCGGTCGACGTCCAAAAGTTGCAGCGAGTAGCCCCACTTGTTGCCGGCGGACTTGCCGTATTTCGGCAGCACCAAGGCTTCGCCATCGCGGGCGGTCCCGCGCACAATCGCCTGGCACAGGCCGGCCCACGAGTAATGTCCGGAGACCTCGCAGACACCCGGCTTTCCCCATTCCGCCCAGGAATTGACGATCGCCGTACGTGCGCCAGTGTCCGGGCTGCCGGGGGCGTTATCGACCAGCGAAACGAGGCGCGGCGCGGTCTCTCCGACGATGTTGGTCTCGGCGATGTCGAGGTAATTCCGCATGAAATCGTTGTCGAATTCGAGCTTGCGCGACCGGCTGCGCAACGCGTCCAGGTCGTTGCGCAGCTCGTCGTCGATGCGCTCGGCGGTGAGCCGCCAGCTTTCGGTGAGGCGGTTGAGTTGTGCGGCGGCGAATCCCCGCTGCTGCGGTGCCGGCGGCGGGGTGCGGCGGAAGATGTTGCGGATCTTGTCGGCGATGGTCATCAGAACCTCAACTGCACGCGGCCGGATTTCTTCGGCCCGACGGATTCGCGGACCTCGCGGCGGTAGCGGTCACGCAGCAGGAGC